TTTTCGATAAAATGGTCCCGTTTGCCGCTGGGGGGGGGGAGGGGTTGGGGGCGGAAAAGTACCCCGCCGGTACCATCATCACTGGCGATGTAAATATCCGCCCAAACGCCGCCGCCGAGGTACACCATGCCCGCCGGATCGCACTTCGGACGGTGCGAATCCGTCCACACGCTGCGCGGCACGATGCCGCTGTAAATGTTGGCCTCCCAGTCTGCTCCGCGAACCGCACCCGCTGTGTTTATGGGTTGTAATGCGGCATTGGAGCGGCGGTTGATGCCGTAATGGAAGCCGCCGATTTTGCGGTGCGACAAGTTGATGTCGAGGGAGATTAACGCATTGTCGCCGCCCAGATAAACGCTGTAATCTTTACCAACGGCGAACGTGCCTGTGTCAAGATTTGCCGTGCCGACGACCGTGGGTTTGCCATTTCGGTGGATGGTCAGAGCGTTGTCTCCTGTGGCTTCGATTTTCACCGAATCACCGCCGAAACCGCCAAGCAAATCCACCAAATTGTAGACCTTCCCATCCTCGCCAATCACCCGCCCGGAGCGTGGCGCGTAAGCGTTGAGGTCATGCACAGCCTCCGAAACAGGCGCGGCATTTGCTCCCAGCAAGTCCACGATGTTGGCCGTTTTGCCGTCCTCGCCGAGCAGCTGTCCGCTCATAGGCGACATTGAATTTGCGTCCATAGAGTTCCCCCTCTCGTCATAAATCAGCGTCGATGATGTCGTCAATCGACACCTCGCGCTTGGGTTTTTCCCAACCCATAAATTGCTTGTGAATTTCCCATTGGTCGAGCAAATGGCCGAGCGGCATCAGCCAAACTTCCCGCTCCGGCCGCCGCAGTTGGGTCACGCCGAAGTAAATCAGGCGGGCGAAAGTTTCACCATCTTCTACCCGCCCGGCGTGTTTTTTCCCTCACTGCCCTCGCTCTCAACGTGCCGATTTGTGCCGCGAACCATCGCCTCCATGATGGCATCTTTGTACGCCGCCAAGTCAAGCGGCGAGGTCAAAAGCTCCACCGTTTCCTCGGTCAGCAGCGGCCTTTGGTCGGGATTTTGGAGGTTGTGAATGAGGATGGATTGATTTGCGAGCATGGTTATGAGCCAGACAATTTCGTCGATGGCGCTTTCAAAATTTTCCGATTTGAGCAGTTTGTCGCCCAGCGATTCAAGCCCTCCAAACCGTGCGGCGATGAGCTTTGTGGCACGTGTGGTCAGCACAAGGCGGTACTCCTGCCCGCCGATTGTGATGACCGCGCTTCTGTCGTTATCCATCGATGTCACCCCCGCTCGAATCATATGACGGCTCGTAAACCTGCGCATACCAGTCTGAAATAACCGACGCCGCAACACCCGGATCGCCCTCGGTGACCTCGGCCTTCCAAGGATGCCGCCCCATGCCGTCCGGCTTGTTTCGACGCATCACCATCCCCTCGATAGTTGGCGTTTGAAAGGAAATGCTGTCGCCTTTGGTCTGTAAATTGGCTGATGGGATGCCGAATTTGACGCGATAAAACCAGAAAAATCTATATTTGCCGTTGGACTTCAACGCCCGAAAGCCCACAGCCACAGGCATTCCGATGTCCTCGCCGGACGAGATGAGAACGCCATTGTCGTCCGTCACAGCACCCGTGAGTTCCTGCACGGCGGCGCGTCCGATATCGTCCATTCCGAGCGAGAGCTTCCCTGATTTAAAATCCTTGATAATTTCTGCAATACTGTCATCGGCGTAAAACACAGCCTCCGAGAGGTCGATGCTGAGGTCAGCTTTGATAGCTTTCGCCAGCATTTTGGGCGTTCCGTATGTCTCTTCGCCGTTTTCGTCTTCGGTAATTGGTGCGTAAAAAAGGCGGTCCAAACCTATTGTAGCCACAATAAATCACTCCTTTATTTGATAGATTTTTTGCGCATCCACGCAATAATTGTGAACGCCGATATCGGGTTCAAACTCGACATATCGGCGGTCTGTGATGGTAAAATCCGCGTCCAAAAGGGCGCGGACGATTGCGTTTTTCAGTTTTGTGTAGTTGCCTTTGGTGAACAGCGACAGCCGTGCCTCTTGGATATCCGACTGCGGACGGTTGTCGGCGAACTCAGCGAAACTGTCCGACAGCGGCGTTATTACCACATAAGAATCGGGAGGGACACCGCTGAAAATCCCAGTCTCGACAGGCAGTCCGCAGGCGGTGATGATGGTGTTCAACTCTTCCAAAAACGTCATATCCTCTTGATTTCCTCCTCCAATTTCGCCTTCATGACGGCGATGCACTCGGACTTTGCCGCCGTCTTAGCAGGCTTGAGAAACGGCTTCGGCGGCTGACCACGCTTGCCGTATTCCAACACGCTGGCCAACATTGCGTTGCTGACTTTTCGCTTGCCGGACTTGCCGCGCCGGGGTTCGCTGAAGCCGATTTTTACATCGTGGTTTAGGTTTCGATTCAGTCTCGCCGGAGACAAACCTAACGCCGACAGCAGCTCCCCGGTGGAGCGTGACTTATATTTAAGTCCGCGCCCGATGGAGGATTGGAGGTTGCCGCGAACTTTAGCCAGCACCACTTTCCCGCCCGCTTCCAGCACCTTCGGCACGATGTCATCGGTGCGGTCTGCGAGTTTTGAGACCGCCATTAAGAAGTCCTCCGGCAGGACAAAGGTCGCTCTACCCACTGCCACTCACCGCCTTTGCGAGAACCTCGATGTAAAGTCCCTTTTGTCGCACATCCTCGACTGAGAGAATGTTGTACCGCTCGCCATTGCAAGCGATAACCATTGCGGTGTCTATCTTTACGCCGGGTATAGTGCGGAAGCGGAACAACGCCGTCGCCGTGCTGAACGCCGCCATATTCGCCCACTTTTCGGTGCTGTTCTTCGGCTCGAAGTAGGCACGGACGGAGGCAATGACGCTGTCGCCTTTGGTGACGAAGCCCTCGGAGTCTTTGGTCGGTGTGGTGCTGATGATTTGTATAAATGTGTTGAGTTTAATTGCCATAATCTACACCTCAATATTACGATTTAGCCGCAACAGCGCGTGTACCGTCTCCATCGTCTGCCGTGCCGCGCCGACGTTATCCGCAAAGAAGCCGCCTGTCGAGCCGTCGCGGGATTCGTAAAAGTGGCTCGACAGAATAATGACCGCTTGCTCAGTCAGCGGCGGCAGGGCTTTTCGTCCGTAGCTGTGCTTCTGGTAACCCTCGGCGTATTCGATGGCGGCGGCGATGTAGCCGGCCAACAGCGCATCGTCCGCGTCATGCTGCAAGACGAGATTCGCCTTGACTTTTGCGAGAAGTTTTTGCATTTTGATAGTCATCGCCGCCGCCCCCTTCCTCTATTAAGTTGCCTTCATTGCCAGCGTTTTCACGGCCTCGGCAAGCACCAGTTTTGCATCCACGCGCTGACTTCCCAAGAAGCCCACCTGACCATTGGCGGCGTAGAGTTCGTTGAGGCGTTTGAACGCTCTTCCTTGTCTGTCCGCAATCCAAAAGTATGAAAAATCGCCGAAAGCAATCGCCTTTTTGCCCGCCGCGATGGTCGGCATAAAATTGCTCGTTTTGACGGGTCTGCCCAAAATCGTGTCGGGCGTCCCGGCAATCATCGACGGCATCCAAAGGTACTGGCCGCTGCTGTCTTTGAGTTTTCGAATCGCCTTGACTGTTTGGTCGTTGACGATAAACACAGCGTTACGGCGGTAGGGTTCGCGCAGACTGTGATAGAGGTCGATGACCTCGTCAAAGGTAATCGCCGTGGCGGACGCGGCGGTGATGCCGACTTGCGCGGTGTTCAAAAAGCCTGTCGGTCTGCCCGTACCGTTGCCGGAAATGAACGCTTCTTCCTCGCCCCTGCCGATTCTGCGGCCGAATTCTTTGGCGGCGTATTGTTCCAAATTGAACGCGCTGTCGTTGAGCAGTTCCTCGCTGATTTTGAGCAAGGTCGCCAGTTTGTGCGCCCCCAAATTGACCTGCCCGAAGGTGTCGTTGGATTCGGGAATCGCCGCACCCTCGTCCACCCACGACGCCTCGCCGTTGCTTGCCACGACAGGGATTTTCTTGTCGCCCGACGACGATGTGATGACGTGGGCGAGTGTGCGGAGGATATTTTCGTCCTCCAACGCCTTGACGAGTGTGCACTCGAACTCGTCCGGCACGAGGTAGCCGCCCTCGGAATCACTTCCGATTTGCAGTGCGTTCAAAACATTGGGTGCAGCGTCACGCTGCCGCATGGCGTTCCAAAACGACTGGCGGTACTCGTCCGAAGCCCTGCCGGACTTGGTGTTTTCGGTCTTGCGCGGCGTGTTGACAATCGGCTCGGATGTGGGCTTGCTGAGTTCCGCATCCAGAGCGTTGAGTTTGTTTTCACGCTCGATTTCACGCCCCAGCGACATGATGTCGGCTTCCATTTTGGCGTAAACCGACTCATCCTCGGCGGACAAAGTGCCGTTGTCGTCGCTGCGTCTGCTGTCGAGGAAAGACCGCGCGGCGGCGGCCGCCCTGTTGCGCTTTTCGTAGAGTTCTAAGATTTTAGACATTGCTGTTTCCTCCCATAATTAAATTAAGCCGCTCCGTGAGCGACTTGACTGTGTTTTTGCTTTGCGCCACTTGTTCAGGATATCCGATAGAAGTTCGTTTCTCATCGGTGATGATGCCGTCGCAGAAGCCCAGAGCAATTGCTTTGTGGACGTTCATCGGCGTTTCGTCGTTCATGAGGTGGCTGATTTTGGTGCGCGACAGCCCGGTTTTTATCTCATAACTGTTGATAATCGCCTCCTTGACCTCGTCCAAAAGTGCCTTTGTGCGGAGCATTTCCTCGCTGTCCCCGACGGCGATTGTCCACGGATTGTGGATGAGCATCATCGCGGTGGGCGACATCATCACCCGCGTCCCCGCCATCGCTATTACGCTTGCGGCCGAAGCGCACATTCCGTAGATTTTGACGGTAATGCTGCCCTGATAATCCATGAGCATTGTGTAAATTTGGCTTGCCGCGAACACGTCGCCGCCCGGACTGGAAATCCAAAGTGTGATGTCACCTGTGCCGGAAAACAGCTCGCTCCGAAACTGCCCCGGCGTGCATTCATCGCCGAACCATACGGCATCGGCGATCTCGCCGTCGATGTAGAGTTCGCGCCCGCCCGTGGTCTCGTCACGGGCAAAGTTGTAGAATTTAGCGTTTTTCATTTTCCCCATTTTTCTCCTCTCCTTTCAAGTTTTTCTGTGCCGCCATGATGGAAATCATCGCGCCGTTGACCAGATATTCGTCGCCGCCCTGCTCGGCGGGAATGCGGTTCATGTCCTCCAACTCGCGTATGTCGTTGGCACTCAGCCAGCCGTTCTGACGCGCCGTGGCGTAGCCTTGCATCCGGCTTGCGTAATCGCCGCGGAGCAGTCCGTCTAAGTTGAAACGGATAAATATGTCCGACTGCTCGCCCGGCAGAATCAACGCCTGCTGTAAACTCTGCTCCCAGCGCGAAACCCACGGTCTGACGCTGTGCGTCACGAAGTCGATGCTTTGATGCTCGATGTTAGAAAACGTGGCACGTTCGAGGTCGCCGACAAGGTGCGGCGGGACTTTGAACAGGCGGCAGATTTCGTTTGTGCTGAACTTTTTGGTCTCCAAAAACTGCGCTTCATTCGGCGAGATGGTGATGGGCGAGAACTTTGCGCCCTCCTCCAAAATCGCCACTTTGTGGGCTTTGGACGTCCCCTGATAACCCGCGTTCCACGTCTCCTTGACCCGCGCGATGTCCTTGACCGTCCCCGGAAACTCCAGCACACCGCCCGGGTTTGCGCCGTTTGCGAAGAACGCCGCTCCGTATTCCTCGACGGCCAGTGCCGTCCCGATTGCCTGTTTCGCCATCGCAATCGGCGAGTAACCCATCAAGCCATCGAACCCAAGCGCCGGGATGTGCAGGACGTTCCATCGGCGCAATTTCACCTCGCCTTTGTCGGAGCGATAGGTGTAGACAATTTCGCCATCGGCGTTGCGGGACACGTCCATGTTGGACGGCAGAAGCGGGTACAACGCCGTGACCTCGCCCTTGCCGTTGCGGACAATTTGCGAAAATGCGTTGCCATAAATGAGCAAGTGTGCCATCAGCGTTTCCCGCCAGACGAAGCTGGTCATTTCGGTATTCGGCGCATCGTGCAGCAGTCTATATAAAGGATGCGTGTGGATGCGTTCTTTGCCGCCGTCGGCGTTGTAGCGGTAGACATGGAGCGGCAGACCCGCCAAAGCCTCGGCGAGAACGCGGACGCAAGCGTAAACGGTCGTGACCGACAGCGCGGTCTTTTCGTTGACCACTTTCCCCGCCGCCGTGCCGCCGAAGAGGAACGGCGAGCCGCCGCCGTAAGCATTCGCGGGCTTATCCCGCGAACGAAAAAAGTTGAAAAATCCCATAAAACTCCCCCTAATCCAGCCACAAAATGCCGCGATTATCGTAGACGCTTTCGGTGGTCACATTGCCGCAGCGGATGGCGCGGTCGAGAGCCATGACCATGCTCACGATACCGTCGATTTTCTCCGCGCTGCGTTCCTTGTCGGGCTTGATGTTGCCCGCCGGATCGGTGCGGACGAACACGTTGTCCATCATCCAACGCAGAATTGGGTGGCCGCCATGAGCGATTTTTTCGGTGAGTGTCAGCCGCATGAGTTCCTTTGTCGGCGGCGACATACTGGCAAAACCCTGACCAAACGGTACGACGGTGAAGCCCAAACGCTCCAAGTTCTGCGACATTTGTGTTGCGCCCCAACGGTCGTAGGCAATCTCGCGGATGTTGTACTTCGCGCCCAGCTCGTCGATGGTTTTTTCCACGGCGGCATAATCCACCACGTTGCCGTCGGTGATGTTGAGTAATTTTTGCTTCGCCCAAATGTCATACGGGACGCTGTCGCAGCGAACCCGCCAATCCACCGTTTCCTCCGGCAGCCAGAAGTGAGGCAGCACGAAAAACGGCTCGTCCTCGTCTCTCGGCGGGAAGACCAGCACGAACGCCGTGAGGTCGTTGGTGGAAGATAAATCCAAGCCGCCGTAGCAGACCCGCCCTTCGAGAGCGGCGACGTCAACGGTTGAATTGCAATAATCCCAAGCGGTCATGTTCATCCATCGCACCGATTGCTTGACCCATTGGCAGAGCCGCAACTGACGAAAACTGTTCTCTTCGGCGGGATTTTGCTTTGCCGACTCGCAAGCGGCGCGGACTTTTTCAACGCCGACGGTCACGTCAAGGCTCGGATTCGCCTTGCGCCACACCGCCTCATCCGTCCAGTCCTCATCCGCACCCGCGCCGTAGATGACCGGGTAAAATGTGGCGTCGTGCTTGCTGCCATCGAGAAGCGCCTGCGCCTTTTTGTGCTGCTCGTAGCACACCGAATGGGTATCGTCCCCGGCTGTAGTGATGAGAAAATACAGCGGCTGTTTGCGTGCATCGCCGGAGCCTTTTGTCATAACATCAAAGAGTTTTCGGTTGGGTTGGGTGTGCAATTCGTCAAAAATAAGACCCGACACAGAGAAACCGTGCTTGCTGTAAGCCTCCGCAGACAGCACTTGATACACGCTGTTAGACGGTCGGTAGACCAGCCGTTTTTGTGATTCCAAAATCTTAACCCGCCGTGTCAGCGCGGGAGAACCCCGCACCATGTCGGCGGCGACGCCGAAGACGATGCCCGCCTGCTGACGGTCTGCGGCGCATCCATAAACCTCCGCTCTCTGCTCCTTGTCGGCGCAAAGAAGGTACAGCGCGACAGCGGCGGCGAGTTCAGATTTACCGGATTTCTTACAAATTTCGATGTACGCCGTGTTGAATTGCCGCGCCCCGTCCGGCTTGACGATGCCGAAGAGGTCGCGTATAATGGTTTCCTGCCACGCCAGTAATTTGAACGGTTTTCCCGCCCACTCGCCTTTGGTGTGGCACAGATTTTCGATGAACATCACAGCGCGGTCGGCTTTCTCCGCATCGTAGCGGGACGTTGGCGACATGAATTTTGTCGGCGTGTACAACCGGGATTCCCCCTTTCGGCGCAAAAATAAAGAGCCTCAACTTCTTTCGGATATCCGATAAAAGTCGCCGCTCCCGGCTTTGCGAAATATTATTCTACGAGCGACAGCCCCCGGTTGGGAGCGTGTGGCTCTGCTTGTTATGCCGGACTAAATCACCCGCCCAACTCGGCGCGGAGTTCCGCTTGCATTGTGGCTTTCAGCCGTTTCAGACGGTCGGTGATTTCCCACTCTCCGGCGGGACTCGGAATGAAATGCTCTCCTTCCCAAATGTAGTAAAGCACGGATGTTTGGAGTGCGTTTCCGTCATCTCTCGGGTACGGATTCGGGCGTTTGTACGCCATTGCGAGAAGCCGCGCACTGCCGTCCGGGAGCGCGTATTGATAATACGTCAGCCCCAATTCCGGCACGGTCAGCCAGACACCCCATTCGGTGTAATTCTTGAGAAATTCGCGCCGTTTTTCGTTGTTCGTCCATAATCTTGTCAATTCATGCTTTGTCCATTGCATGGCAAAAACCTCCATAAAAATATTATTGTGCCGAAAGGCAAAGCCCTCGACACTACTAATATTACCTATAATTTTGCACATCGCAAGTCATTTTTGAAATATATTTTATACGAGAGACAGCCCTTTTCGGGCGTCCTCGGCTTGGTTTTATGGGTGGTTATTCGGCGAATTCTCCGCGTTTGTAGGCTGAGTCGGTCAACTCGGTTAACCGCTCTAAGAACCAGCCGGCAGTGCCTACGTGAGCCCACGTAACCTCATCGGGGTGGTAGCCAAAGTGGTCATCGGCGAACGCTTGAAGCTCGGCAAGCCGCTCATTTATTTCGCCGATTTGCCCGATGAATCTGCCCAGTGCTTTCTCTTTCGAGGCTTGAAATTTATCCATGTTTTTCATTCTCGTTCCCTCCCTAAAATTCAAATCCTGCGAAGCGTACAATCTCGCGCATGGCATTGATTGCCCGTTTGGGTGTCGAGTAGTTGCGGTGGTCGCACTGGCGTCCATCTTTGAAAATCCGAATCATGGGGATGCCGTAGTTCTCATCCACCTTGATTTCGAGGCGTTTTTCCTGCTTGCCGTACCAAAGAACCTCTACCTCTTTTTTCCAAACTCTGCTGTAAACCGTGCGGCCGTCGTACATCGTCTCGCCGTTTGGTGTGAACCCGTTGTCACCCATCAGCGTAGTGAATTCCGCTTTGAATTGCTCCATTGTTTTAGCCATTTTCGTACCCTCCGTTTTTCTTTGTTTTCTCTTTGCTATACACATATTAGCGTACATCTCGGTCAGATAGCAAGTGAAAAGATATGGAGGTCGAGCATCGTCTAAGCGTTGCGGTGCAAGGGATTCTGCCGCTACAAGAGAAACACCCCGGCAGGGCATCTCTCACGCTTTTGCTTACGGCTTTTCGGTCAGCTTGCCGTCAACCAAAATGTAGCGGTGTTCGCGGCCGTTTTCGTCCACGACGATTATCCGAAGCTCGCCGCTCTCGTAGGCGTTGTAGGCCTTTTTGAACGTGTAGTTTTCGCCAAGCTGCTCTTTTACCATTTCTCGAAAGTTCATTTAACATCACCCCCATCTTCCAATTCGTCTAACATCTGCTCGATGATTTTCGCCTTCGCTATCGCCGTTTCCCAGTCCTCGCGCATACCGTATTTCGGCTCGGTCATGGCGTAATTCGCCGAGTAGCAGTAGACGTTGTGCCACGCCATGTCCTTCATCTCTTCCAAAATCGTGCGTTTTGTGATTTGCTTCATTTTGAACACCTGCCTTCGCCGCATTCGGTGACCCACTCGAATTCGTCTGTGAATTTTGGCACTTTCCTGCGGGCTTCAATTTTTGCCGTCAGCTTGTTTTCGGCGTACACATAAATCGTGCGGACAACCTTCCGGCCGTCGACTTTCAAGGCGTAACCTAACTCAAATTTTTTCATAGCCTCGTCCTCCTCTTCGCAGGGCGTTCGCGCCCCTTGCATTTACTATATTGCCGCGTCTGCGGACATAAAGCAAGGGCAAAGATATGGATGTACGCCTTGCGACGCAAGGGTTTTCACAAGCACCAAAGGAGCCTCCGCAGAAGCTCCTCAGCGCGGCTTGCTTTGCCGATTACTCGGCTTTGCTTACCCCAGCCCACGCCGCCGCGACTTGCTCGTCCGTGGCTTGATGCGCCAGTTCCACGAGCGTCACAAACGCATCATGGTCGGCTTCCTCAATGGATACCCCATCAACAGAAGCCTTGCGGATCGTCTCAATCAGCTGTTCTTTGGTCATGCCATATCCCCCCTTTTTTTAATATTTGCCTTTCGGCAGGGGTATATTACCTCTGTTTTGAATACGTATCAAGTTTTAATTTATGGATGTAAGCCTTGCGCCATAAGGGTTTTACTGCTCCTGCTCCCTCGTTTTCTCTCCAGTTAAAATAAAATGACTGTAGAGCTTCACGTTGTCGGGAAGCCACGCCGCCAGTTCGTCAAATCCGCACTGCTCGGCGATGTCAACCACGTTCTTCCAATTGAACATATTTGTTGCCCCGGTCGCACGAACCGCTAAAATAGAATTAACAATCTCATCGGGAATGGTATTTTTACTCATCACCCTGCACCTCACTTTCCTTAACATTCCTACGGCTTTCCTGCATCGCTGTGTACTTGGCGTTCGCCGAGAAACTGGCGTTGCCCGATAAATTTCGGCTGTACCATTTCCTCGCCGTGCTGTACTCCGCACCGTTCATGCCGATTTTTACCAAGAATGTCCGCATGGCGAATTTCTCGCTCTCAACCTCACGCTCGGTGGCGGTGACGCGCTGATGCCGCTTGACATATCTGACCATCGCGGCGGCAAGCTGACCGTAAATTTCGCCGACACCGACTTCCTCGCTGTAGGGAAACACAAATTGCACATTGTCGCCTGTTTCCTTAATTTCCAGCGGACTGCCGATGGCTTTGGCAAGGAGTGTCCGCTTGCTTTCGGCGAGTTTTATGAGATTTTGAAAATGCGTGTCCGAGAGTGTGCCGTTTTTCGGAATCTCGATGGTCAGCGTGTCGTAGAGGTTATTTTCTTCCACCAGTTTTTGGATGTCTACCCCGCGCACAAACTCGTAATCGTCGTCCAGCTGATGCAGTTCAAGCAACACCACCTCGCCTTCGCAGAACTCACGGGCTTCTTTGTACGCCACGATGTCGTTCTCGGCGGTGAAAATCTCCATGCGGTCGGGGCGTTCGGGGTCGCTGAGTTCCGCTCGGTAGGTAAAACTTTCCGGCACGTCGCTGGCTTGCATTCCGTCTTCGCCAACAGGGTCGCGGCGTTCTTGCCCGAGTCCCAGCTCCTCACGCTCGGTGATGGGCAGTTCATCGAAAACCGCACCGCCCTGTGTCAGCCAATCTTCGTTGTTGGTCTCGATGCAAATGTCCTCTGTTTCGGCGGGTTTGACCGCTTTGAAGCCGTGCAGGATATCAAGGTTTGCCACCAGCTCGACATTGTCCTCGCCGATGACCTCGCCGTTTTTTGTGATGATGTAGCCGCCGACTTGGTAGTCGAACTTCGGTGCGCCGAGGTAGTTCATGGGAAGGTTCAATTCTTGGCTGATTGCGCCGACGAGTTTTTTCCTGTTTTCACCTGAAACATTGTAATTAATTTGCATATTCGTAGCCTCCTAAGCCTTGATTTCGCAGGCCGGGGTTCGGGGTGTCCCCGATTTAATCCGCCCTTTGCGTAGTACCATATTGCCGCGTCTGCGGACATAAATCAAGGCCTAATATGTTCCATGTATGTTGGAGGCGTGTGCCACAATTCCGCGCAAAACCCACAACGCACAAGGCACACAAAGCGAATTTCCGATGGCTTTGTATGCGTTGGAATCGCTGTATGGCTCGCGGAGGAATTTGCGGATTTGGTTGTCGGTTTTGGTTTTGCCCAGCTCCGCCCAGACCCCGCGCCAATGTGCGATTTGTGCATCTGTCGGCTCGGCGATGTGGATGTTGTCGAGGTGGTCGTCGGGTAGACCTTGAAGCCTTAGGCACTCCAGCGGCGTCAATCTTCGAACTGCGTATGAGTTTTCAACGCAAAGATTCTCCCCGCCGAGGTGGTCACCACCGCTGGCTTTGAGCGTGGCGGGTTCGCCGTTCCATTTGCCGTGACCGTTGTTTCCGAAAGTTTCCACCACAGCTTTGTCTTCGTCGATATCTTGATTGCGGATGCCTTTATAGTCGGAACTGCACAACGCACCCACATTTTTTTGATATGCGACTGCGCCGCCGCTGTCCACCGTATTTAAGGTATAGGACTGCTCCTCTTTGAAGCCGATTCCGGCGGGTCCGTTCTCGTCCTTGCGACCGATGACGTTGCCCGCGATGGCAATTGTCGGCTGAAATATGCAAGCCGCACCCTTGTGATCCGTGGCGGTCAAACTGCCAACATAATCCTCCGTAACGGGCGCACATTGCTTGCGTTCGTCAAGGACAAAATGCGTATTTCCCCCGCCCGTACCCATTTTAGCCGTCAGCGCGGGCAGACTGGTTTCCTCGATTTTCAGACGCGAATCGGAGGGGTGACTCGAAACGGCTATGGCGTGCTGCTGCTCTGCGGTGACGGTAAAAGCAGGGTCGCCAACCTCACCGACACCCACGCCTTGACCGCTGTCCGTGACCCGCGTGGCGTTACGCATATCAATCGGCGCAGCGTAGGCGACCGCGCCTTGATTGTCCCCCATGTGGCTTCTGATGGTATTGGTTTTGTTTTCACAAATGCTCCTGTCAAGCCGCTGTAAAATGCCCGGTTCGAAGTATGTTACGCCTCCAACGCCCGCCGCAGCACCTCCGGCAGCACCTTCCCGCGCGAGGTAACTCGGCGTAAAATTCCGTCCTTTGCCTTCCTGCTCAGATAGAATTTCTGCGGCGCATTCGCCGTCAAAATCGACGACAAGGAACATTCGACGGCGGCGTTGGGCGACTCCGAATTGGGAGGCACACAAGGTGCGATAGGCGAGGCTGTAACCATCTCCCACGACGGCTCCGGCAGTAAGGAATTTGCCCTTGTTGACCGCAGGCAGAGGTACATGGACGGCTTGGTTTTTAATTTTGAGTAACTCATTGAGAACCTCCCGAAAATCAGATTTGCCCTGTGATTTTGAAGAATATATGCCTACAACATTTTCCATAATCGCATAGCGCGGGTACTGTCCATTCGTGGCTTCGCGCATTTCCTTTATGACCCGCACAGCCTCGTGGAACAAGCCGGACGCGCCGTCCAGACCGTTGCGCAACGCACCCGCCGCCTGTGAAAATGATTGGCAGGGACTGCCAAATGTGATGATGTCGACAGGCTCGGCTTCCGCACCGTTGAGTTTGCGGATATCGCCGTATTGCTTGACGTCCGGGAATCGCGCCGACAGCACCAAGCGCGGGTACGGCTCGATTTCGCAACAAAAAACGGGCTGTATGCCCGCTTCGATTGCCGCTAAGTCAAACCCGCCCATCCCGGCC